GGAGGGGAATTCCCCTCCCATCATAAATATCTTTTTTATTCGATGAAACCATCCTTCGAAGGTTCTGCGAGACGACCGGACTGACCAGCCAGTTTTCCATCGCGAATGTCCTTGTTGTTGACAATGAGTGTCTTTGGAGCATTCGTAACCTGGAATACTGGGAGGTTGCCGACGTTTGTACCTGTTGCAGAGTCGACTGGAACAGGTCCAAGAGAACGCTGGAACAGATCGGAATTGCCAGGTGCATAGACAGCATCGCCAAGCTCTGGGTTGAAGTTGAGTGAATTGGATACGATACGATACTGCTTGAGTAGATCGTTTGCAATTGCATTGATAATTGGTGAACGGTAGACAACACAGTTGAATGTTACGTCATAGGTAACGTTATCGTGTGCACCACCCTGCTGCATATCAAGGATTGCTCCTTGGTTGATACCTTCAGGATAGCAGTCTGCAAGCATGACAGCACGCTCTACCTGTGCACCAGAACGGTCATGCATAACATAGATGAACTCAGCGGTATGGTTTGCTTCATTGAATGGAATACCTTCTTCCGATTCATTGGCACGACGATAGAGTCGCTTTTCAAGTCCATTGAAGTCCTTACCACCAGAGATCCAACCACCATATGTTGCTAGACCAGAGTTCTCATCACCAATGGCATTCATCCAACCATCGATAACCGTAAACACGGGTGCACCAACAAGCTCGTATAGACTAATGGTAACGGTCTGTGTTGTCTCCTTTGTTACGGTTGGTGTGTTGAACATACGTCCAGCAAAACCACCTTGAATCGATGTTGATGCATTTTCAATCTTCTTCTCCTGGAAACCAGTGACCGAACGATTCATATACTCAAGCATATGCTTAAACTGAATGAATTGGTTATCCGAAGAATAGAGATTTGCATCGGAACCGGCAAACATCTTTAGGATCGCGCGCGGAGGACGAACCATAAAAAGACGACCGAATCCGTTAACCATTGGCGAGTAGTTACGCAATGCATGATGTGTTGCATTAACACCGCCAACGAACATACTATATTTCGTCATGTCCGGTGCGTCATATTGACGGCCACCGGTCTGCGCAGTAATTACGCCTGGAATCGCCATTACACTTCACCTCCTGCTGTACTATAATCCGGTCGATTGATATTGACCTCAAAGATGATTCTCTTGGCAATATCCCGGAATGCTACTTCACAATAGCAGTGCATAATCATATGCTGTTGTTCCCACTCATTTGCTTCGAAACGGATTTCAATGTCTTCGACCATAGTACCAATCCATGGACGGAACACATCCATCTGCGAATCGGTATAACCCTTACGGACATTCGGGTCATTCCATTCATACGTATAGTTCTGAATATTCTTTTCGAGCGTCTTCTTAAGAACATTGAGAATACGAATATTATTCTCTTCAAGAAGTACAGATGTAGTTCCCTTACGTGTATTCTGAACAGAGCGCTGAATGACACGACCTTCATCCGTTGTAATATAGTAGTTGATCCGAGAATTGTAAAGGAGTTCCTTTACATCCCAGTCGATAAGATCGAGATCCGGATGGAATGAATCACGAATAATGTTTCCTGTTACGGATGAATTGGACCCATTGGTCCGAACGATCGGACGAAGCTGTGCATAATTATTAACGAAAGGCTTATTAATTCCATGACGAATAATGTGTGGAATCAATTCCTTTGCGAGGAAGTATGCAACGGTAACCGGAATCCTCTTCTTCGAGGTCTTATCATAGATCTCATAATAGCCAAGATCGATCGATGTTCCACGCCCAGTAAAGTCACTCATCATATTGATGATCTGTCGGAGTTCTGTATTTACACCGATTGACTTCAGACCAGTTAGGTTGCAATCGAGATGGAGATGGCATCCAGCACCGAGTTCAGAACTGATCGTCATACCATTGCGGTTCCGGAACATATTAAGATCGTACATTGCTTTCTTAACATTGATATCCGTGAAATCGATCGCCATTGTTGATGCACCGAGCGTCGTTAGCTGTTGGGCATCTTTATCCGTTAGAATGGTTGATCCATTAAAGAGTGGCTGTAGACCACCGGATGCATCCATCTTCACGTCGGACGTCATATTATAGTTAGCATCGAACATATAGTCGACATTAATACGAGCCGGTGATAGAATACGACGATCTTTTTCTCCACGGAACGCTTTGACGTATTCTCGCGAAAGAAGAATCTTCATCTCTGCATCGGTAGGTGCGCGATGCTTTCCGTTAACAATAACTTCCTGGAAGTCACCATCATGTCCACCATCGAACATCTGCCCAATCCCATTGGAGATATTTACACCAGTATACTGGTCCGCATCGATCGCTGATTCTTCCCCTTCATCATAAATGATGTTTCCGTTATCCGCATCAATGGAGAGAACGGTATACATCCAACGATGTCCGGAATTTACGGGATCAGCAATAACAAGAACGCGAGCACCAACGTAAGCCGTATTCCAGTCAGACACATTTAGTGGCTTCGTTGCCCCACCCGTATTTGGAATTGTCAGTGCAGGAGCTTCCCAAGCCTTCTCCTGCTCTGTATAATTCTGATAATAAGGGATATCTTCACCGATACGCGTATTGAGACGCTTACCAAAGATTGGGTCAAACGTATCAATGGTAATATCCTGTGCGAACTTTAGTTCATTGCGTTCACTCTGTGTACCAGCGCTTGCGATGTACGTAGCATTCTGCTTAACAATCTTCTGATACTCCGCGAAGAGTGTTTCATAGCTATCCTCAAAGGATTCGATACGTACAGGAACACTACCAGTCTCATACTGATCGATGACGTCAGAAATGAGAGTACTCATATCATACTTGATATTCTGCACAAGTGTACCAGCGAAGATGTTTGTGATCTTAGAGGCTTCCGCGTTTGAAATCAGATTAAAATTGTACATCTTAATGTTGTACTCTTTTTCTGAATCCGTATCGCGTGTAACCGTCATTGAGAACGGATTACCGTACTGACCGCGTCCAATGGCACGAGCATAGAAAAGAGGTACAGTCATATAGCCAGTGATTGGATCTGCGGTTTCTGATGTAAGGCTGCGAGCAAACTCTTCAATATCTGCATCAGAACGAGCTCCCTCAGTCAGCTTTGGCTTGGAAGCATATGCTGTGGAGAATTTAATTTCGAGACGATACTTACCCGTTTCTTGATTTAGATCATCGAGGATCTTTCCCTTACGATAATGCGCAAGTACAATCATATTTGCATACGTTGCATTATCTGGAAGAACACGCATAAACCAAACATTGGTTGATCCATTGAAATAGTTGTCTGCCTGAATAGACGCCTGTCCATACTTCTGATAATTACTCTTCCCGAACTGTAGAATCTTTTGATTTAGACTCGACAATCGGACAAACTTATTGTCGATTCCCTGATCTGCGCCAGTAACCGCAAGGGTACTGAACGGCAGATCATTTACGTTTCCAGTCTTTGCAACGGTGTCCTCATATTCGGTATGATCATTGATGACCGTGTGAACATGTGGGTGTGCATAGAATGGAATGATTTGAGCCGTATCAATCGCCATAACAATCATTCACTCCTTCACAAAATTGAATAAGATTTCAAGTCTTATTCTGTTGTTACCACGAATGAGTGGCTCTTGCTTAATAATGAATGATTTTCTCCAGAGGAGATACCTGCTCATCTACCCCATCAAGGGTATTCGTCAATCCTGATGTAATCATGCGATTGATATCTTCATACACGATTCCGGAGAAGGTAGAAAGTCCCTCAACGATATCACGAACATTTCCGGTATCATAATCGAATCCTGTTGGATTGGTTTGTTTCCCATAATATTGACCATAGCGTTGTTTGAAGTTCTTTGGATTTCGATACATGTTCGCTAGGATCATTTCTAGAATTTTTGAAGGAACGCGGTAATCAAATCCAGCAACTTCCAAATTCTTCCACCAAATATCGATCAGTTTATTATAATTAATCGATTTCGGTAGTTTGCCAGATAGTACGTAATTTAGAAATGCGCCAGCCGTAGTTCCTTCTTTTGGAATGCTCTGATGGAAGATATAAGAATCCTTCATATATTTCATTACAAAACATTCCATTTTATTTCCGTGCACGGTAACATGATCGGTTTCATAATCATATAGTTGGAACTCTAAAATCGTTGGTGCATTCAGAAGTTTTACATCACTATCTTTATTGGAACGAATAAATGCAATCCCGAATGCCTCCACCATGTTTCCTTTATTCAATGCAAATCCATCTTCAAAGTATGAATTTGGTATTAATATCTCTACATATTCCTTCGCTAAGATCTTTCCCTCTTTTGCATACAATAAACTGCTCATATACTCACCTCAATTATTTATCATATCAAAAAAATATGGTTCAATACTAACATCATCGTTCAGGTCACGATTCCGATTCTTTTGATTGGAGTAGACATCATCTTCAACAAAAGACAATGTGTCTACGATATACTTTGTTTCCTGTTCCGCTCGGATGGTATCTTGTAATAGGATATCCTCATAGGTTGCGTTTTTAATGGAGAAGAATCCAGCCATTGGATCTTGTTCCTCTATGGGTTGTTCTTCGATAGAACCAAGGATCGGATGTACTTTATTATTGATACCAAAAAGTTCTAGATTATCACCAGTATAGAAAAGATACATAGCGATATTATAGGACATGACTGAATCGTCATGCTCGCCTTTACCAGCTTCAATTTTACCGGTGGACGTACGAACCAATTTACACATATCTTCGACGAGATACTCGGTATTCAATACATCAATGCATTCGTTTACATGTCGGAAGAGGATCTGGAACATCATATCACGAACTTTCTTCGTGGTATATACCCCATACTTCTTCCATTCATCTGCTGCTACGCGCATTTGATATTCTTCTGGTGATTCTTCTGCCATTGCATCGACTTGTTTATCATTGTCCGACCAATATAAGTTTTCACGGATCGATGATTCTGCCAACATCTGAATGATGGCAATACCCATAGAGTTTCGTTCTGGATAGATCACTGCTTTTGGAATGTGTTGATTAATTAATTCAATCAACACGCGAATGGAATCTGTTGTCGAAATATAAGGAGATTTAAATTCCGCAGCGATTTTAAGATTGTATGGATTAACAATGGTAATTGATGTATTATCTGCACCAGCGCCTGCTGGGTCCATACCAATGATATATGGGATACGTGGATCAAAGTTAGTAACTTCTCCACCGATGGTTGATTTCTGCCCATGCTCATATAGACGGAAACGCCATTTGTTACAGAGCAATAGATCGTTCGTCGACTTCACCATATTTGAGATAAGATACTCAATATCTTCTGGCGCCAATGGTGAGTCCGTTGAACCACGAAGCCGTTGTAATAGAATCTCGCGCCGAATTGCGGTACGATCACCACTCAGTTTAAACTGCTCCAATACCCAGTCATAGGATTTCCGTAATTGCCAATATTGATATTCAATATAAATGATATCAACAACTTCACGGCTGAGATTATTTTCAGCATTGTTATTATATTCATCGCGAAACGCATTCTTATATTCTTCAATCTGTTCCGGGGTCATGTCATATAATTTCTCGGACCACGGAATCATTGATTTGATAATCGGGTATGATGTTCTACCTTCTCTGGTATCAAGATTGCCCATTATGTTAACTCATATTCACATATGAGATCAGACTATATCTTCATCCATCAATATGGAGTACCGAAACATTGAGAATTAATTCTCTACTCTCTTGCGAGATAGTCGTTGAGCTTTCTTATATGATTTATATAAGCTCAGTTGCTGATTGTCTTCAATAGAAGAGTTCCCAGCAATTCATCGGTAATTTGTACCATACTTCTCAATATGGCCGCCCAAGCAAATCAAACTATTTTACTATGCAATGATGGTATCTCAATATAGAGACTTTCGTCTCCAGCTAACGCGATAACTTTTTTATAGAAATTTACTCTACGAGAAACTGCTCGACGAAATAACCTCAATCGATTCCTTTCCTTCGGACAATCAAGTTGTTTCATGATTTCATCAATACTCATGTTTTCGTAAGCAAATTCATATAGCTGTTCATTATCAAGTTTATACGAAGTATAGTTTGTATCTCGCTCAAAAATTCCGTATTCTTCTGCAATATGTTTCCATAATCTACCACATCTAATTCGATAAATTATGTCGCGCTTTAATCGATATTTAGGATCTTCATCCTTTGAAATATTCATATGACTTAGAATTTCCTGAGGAGATATTTCATTTTTGATCATAACACATATATCGCGTATTTCTTTTTCAGAAAAAGTATGAAACTCATTTGGTTTAATAAATTTAGGCCCTCGCCTAATATCTGAGGAAAATTTATATTGTGATACAATGTCTGGCCAACACTCTCGTTGTTTTATTTTATGAATGAGCTGATATATTGCCATACCTTTGTTATTTGATTGACTGAGATATTTTTCACCAGTGATTTTCCTATACACTTCGATTGGAGAAATACCCTCTTCAAATAACTTACATATGGAATGGATCATTTTTTCATCATATTTACTATTACCATTATCAGAACCGCGAACTTTGCGCAGCCCCATACGCTCTGCGCGAAGAGTATTTTCTCTAACGGTAACCCATTCCAGGTTGGTATAATGATTATTCTGTTTATTTCCATCGATATGATCTACAACCAGACGAATGTCTGCATTTGGACAAAACTGATATGCTACGAGGCGCGATATTCCGATATGTCTCTTTCCATCAATGCACACTCGCTTATATCCATCTTTATCCAAATAATATCCTATAAATTTTCCGCTAATCATGTTATATAAATCACCGTTTTCAGATATCAAGTATTTGTTTTCGGTGATCCCAGGATATGTCACTTTTCTGAATTTTGCGAGATCTATTTTCATCGCATATTCCTCCTCATATTTAAACCCATTTAGTTTAAAGTATGAGGAGCTAGTTCTAAATAATCATACATTAGGCGTGCTTGACATGATACGACACGATGGGAGGCCAGCAGAAACAGCGTTATCGTGTGCTGTTTTAAATGCAGGAGCAGAGTTTGAGAGAATTTCATCAAAAAATGGAGTATGTTCAATTTCGTCAAAATAAATGATTGCTGCCGTAGCACCACGACCCATACCCTGTGCACGAGCTAGGCTTCGCGCTTCAGCATGAATAACTACTTCATTATTCAATTGCTTATTCTTCAGAATTTCCGTGGAACGCTGTGTCTTTTTTACCTTACCATCCGTATCAATATAACGAGTAAATTGTAACCACTCTGGTAGAAGTTCAACATCATCACGTAACGTTCCTAAGTTTCGTTTGGTGTTTTCTGACTCTTTTCCGAAGAAATGCATTTTTAAGTTCTTTGATAATTGGAATGCCCATGCTAATGGTCCAGCAATGGTTCCTGAGGTCTTCCACGTCTGGCGAGGTTCGGTCAAACAGTTATCATATCCATGTTCGAAACACCATGCCATCGCTGCTAATCCACGATGCAAACCATAACGAACGATACCAGCATCAGAACGGATGCGAGCAACCACACGCATATAGAACCATACATTGTATTTCATTTCTTGCATCAATGCTAATGCTTCTTGTTCTGTTATGTTTCGTTTATATGGATCAATATCTGCAATTCTTGGATTGTTAATACGTAACATAAAGTAATAATTCTTTATCCCTAATGCTTTTAATTCCATCGCTGTTTGCATAAACGACGGATTAAAATTTACACCAGAGACAGAGAAATCAAAATATTTCCCATTAATCTCTTTTATATCTGCCAATATATGTGCACCTCCTATAAATTATATGTCGTTTGTACAAAGGAATAATTCTTGCTGAGATAAAGTAAATATGATTATGGGGGTATTACAATGTTATGTGAAAGATGTGGTTCAGAGATTATATTAAGAGCAAGAACACTACACGAGCGAAAAAGGGATGGATTGCCAAATCTATGTAAGAGTTGTATACGTTCAGATGCAGCATCAAAGAGGTGGGCATCTACAACCAGTGAAGAACGTAAAGATGCAATGAAACATATACATCAGAAACGCGATGAATATTTTTCTAATATGGATGACGCCGCAAGGATGACACACTGCAACAAAATAAAAAAATCTTTGGAGAACATGAGTGAAGGGGAGAAGAAGAGATCCCGTTCAGATAAAATGTCTGTTGCGATGAAAACTTGGTGGGCAAACCTTACAGATGATGAATATAAAGAAGCCTGTGAAGCTAGAAAACGCGGATGGCAAAATATGTCTGAAGAAAGGCGACAGCAATGGATGGAATCTGTGGCAAAAGCAATGAATTCAGATTCTTATAAGAAGAGAAATCGCGAAATTATGAAAGCATTGCACGAACGTCAAAAACTTTTAGCAAAACAATGTAGAGAGGAACGGGAAAGAAAAGAAAAACGCCTTAAACCACTGAGGAGATCTATGCATATTAATAAACTTCGTATACGAAAAAAGGAATGGTGGGATAAAGATAGCGATAAAAAGAAGAAAGAGCAATCAGAACGTATGAAAAAATGGTGGTCTAGTTTGTCTAAAGAGGAGATAGATGCTTGGAATAAGAAGCGGCTGATGCATCAACCAGCTCCAAGAACTTCGGGAAATGAATTGGAGGAAACCTTTATAAACTATATGAAATCATTTGTGTTCGATTTATCCGTCGAAAGGCAGTATAAAAATAAAATAGAGCATGAAGATTTTTCGACAATTTTTAAGCCCGAAGATATTGGAGTATCAAGAATATCACCCTATCATCGATGGGATTTTAAGATAACTTTTCCTTCCGAAGATTCCATTCTAATCGATGTTGATGGACCAATACACAATGAAACTGGTGCGTTCATGGTTAACGGAATGGATGTCGTAAAATATATAAAATTTAACGACTCTCAGCGACCATATCAGACCGATGGATTAGATGCATATGTTGTCCAAGCATATGATGGAAATATTAATGATAATTGTAAAGTACTTTCATTGAAATATGAAGAAGTCATTACTGTTAGAGATCTTGTGTTATATATTTGCTCAGAATATCATCAGGATATCGTTAAAGAGAATCTGAAATCATAATATTTCCCATTAATCTCTTTAATATCTGCCAATCGATACGCATCCTTCGATGGAATCTTGATTATAGGTAAAGTCAAGTATTTATATATTCTAAATGAGTAGACCCATAGTTAATTTATTCCTAGGAAGGAGGAACGTTATATGCATGCAGCAATCGAATGTGCTACCCTGGTACTGTCTTTCGGTGCTGGAGCAGCCATTATGTTTGGAATCGATTACATTATATCGAAACGTACTGACGAGGAAGTCTTACGGCATCGAGACGATGTCATCGGATTTCAACAAGAGGGTCATCCGTGAAGATGAATATCTTCATAGGAAATCTGTTTCAACAATCAAAGGAGTAACGAAGTATGGAAATCACAAACGAAATCATGGAAGAAGCTCACGAGTCCAGCGAGATGAAGAAGGATATGCCGAGCTCGACGCCACGTTACAAAACGAAGGCGGGGAATGATACCACGATCATCTATCGTGATGAACCGAAAGACAATTCGGTTGATGCGGATAATCCTTTCTATCTTGCATTCGCTAAGAATAAGGACAAGTTATCTTCTATGGTACATGAGGGTGAAGTATCTCTTCCCCCTGTGAAAACCCGTGACGCAACCGTATCTATCACAAAGAATAGGGAGAAAAAATCCGTTCAAGTGGTAGAAAAAGTTTCCGTTACGGTCAATCCGAAGACGGAAGAAAGTGGGAAGGATCAAACGTTCACTTGTGTTGATTGTGGAAAAGAATTCCAGATGACCGCAAAGAACATTGCGTGGTTTAATCAACAGGGCTTCATTCTTCCAAAGCGTTGTCCGGAATGCCGAAAGAAACGCAAGGCGGAACGCAGCGCAAAAGCATAACTCTCCTATAAGAGAGAATTAATATAAGTGAAGAGAGGACTGTTGATTCGTGAGTAGCTTAAAGATCAAAGACATCAGGGAGTTATATCGGAAAGGGAAAGAGGGTACTCCGGTAAAAACTCTTTGCGAAGAGTTTGGTGTTGGAGAACTATACGTACGTGATATCATGGATGGTAGAATGTACGCCGATATTACAGGGGCAGATGGGTCTAATGGTCATTGTTAATGATTGAACCGTGCTAGGGATAAATGGAGGGTTATAACCCTCCA